TTGAAAAAAATTAATTTTTAATGGTTTCAAAACCATTAAAAATCCTAACAAAATACCCTGATGGTGCTTTCAAATTTTTTACGACAAAGTGGGCAAAAATTTAACATAGAGTTTTTTGAACAAGAAATACATGTAGCCAAGTGATGGCATGGTTTAAAAATGACATTTCTGACGTTGCTCTGACAAACAACACATGTTATCTTAGCCTCCAAATCTTGAAGGTTATTTTTGACCTTTAAATTTTCCTTGATGATATCGTTATTTTTCTGACAAACGTCACATTCACAGTCAGTATCACACATTTTTTGACTAGTTATCAATTCTTGAATGGTCAAATTAGGCACGCTTTCATCTTCTTCATTTGGTACACGTTCATCCAACGATGGTTCTTTTTGAGCATAACTATTGCTTCGTCCAAACACATGTATGCTGCCACTTTGAAGTCCACCCAACGCACCCATGATATGAATAATTGGTTGGAAGGAATCATCCATTAATTCTTGAAAAATATTAATCATATCATCCTCCAATGAAGGTGATATATCAAGACCTTGATCGATACGGTCCTTGTATAGTATAAAGTCAATAAAATCTTGTTTACGCATTCTTGACGCATTTCGACCATTAAAACCTCTTCGAGATAATCCTTTATCCAAGGCCATATTTTTAAGGGTCATTTTATCATGCATTCGTAGTATTGATTCCTCCATTTATTATTATGAGAATTTAAAAATTACACTCGTTGGATATTTAAAAGAGGTATCATGTTTTTGTTTAAAATGGTGTCTTGAAGTGCATTTTCACCATTAAACACATAAAATAATATAAACCATCCCAATATGAGGAGAGGTAACCCTATTCCATCAAATACGCCATTGTTACGTTGAAATGGGAGCACAAAATATTCAGAAAAAATAATAAGGATGGATGCGACCAAAATTAAGATGATATCTTTAATTTCATATTTTAAGGTTACAAGAGCCACCAAGGATGACAATAATATTGAACAAGATAGTAATGGTAGTTTGGGCTGTGTAATAAAACTTTCTTCTTTAAACTCAAATACAGCCCAAACTACACTGATAATTATTGCAGAAAATATGGAATGTTTGAGCAGCTTGTTGCCTTGGTGTTTTAAGGAAATACATATGGCGGTTATTAACCACCCTCCAACATACAACCCAACACCACAATATTTTATCGTGTTTAGGAGCATTTTGCTTGGGGCATCATTGTACTTTTTAGAGTATAAATCGACCATAAATTTTTCACCTCCAAATCTGAGGCATAGTCCCAAAACGATAAGTCCGACTGCTGTAGTGCCAATACACGTAAATGTTTCTCTTTGAATCTTCATTTATTAGTTGAATTTCCGTTGTTTGACTTGAATACCCCTTTGAGGTTCCAAAGGCTTACCTTTCAAGCCCAAAGGGCTTGAAAGGGATACTCAAACAACGTACATTTTTATTGGAAGTTGGACGAGCGTTGTCGAAAACAAATATTAGGTTTTTTTATACCTTGGTGGTATAAAAAAATAATGAAACGGGTTAATAGGTTGCGTACAGGCTTGGAATAATTTTTTTAAATCCTTTTCTTTCCAAGGTTAAAATAGCCGCTTCAGATGCCTTTTTCTCTGCATCTTTTTTAAGGGCGGCGGCGCCTTCTCCAAGAAAATGGTTATTTTTATCATACACTTTTGATACAAAGATGTTTTTATCGTTCTTTAGAACCCTTTCGGTTTTATACACTGCTTCAGATCCCAATTGGTCTTTGTACTGGTCGAATACACCCTTTAATCGATTTTTTGAATCAACCAAGATGTTGTAATCAATTTTTAACGTGTATGGTTCAAATAAGGTGGACAATAAAGCATATGTGAGTTGATAGGCTAAACCGGGTTGACTTCTGTTGGAATCTGAGTAGTCGTGTATGATAAATTCAATCACTCCAATTAATGCTTCAAACACATCTTCCAACAATTTTTTCTGTGAACGATCCCTCAGTTCTTCAGATGCAGATATAAAGGGCCACATACCCAAATCTTTGGCTATTTGAGAAAGGTTATCTTTGGACCCTAAATTAATTTTCATTCGAGCCACAATCTCAACGGCTTCTGACTTTCCTCGAAGTTGTGGGAATTTTTCATATGAACTCCAAACAATAAATTTTCCAATGGTTGAATCGCCCATTTGTTCAAAGGGTTCATAGTTGTGTTGCTCATCTGCACTCGAAGAGGTAAAAGCAACGTTAAATAATGGAAGCGTTTGATCATTAACGTACTTATTTAAATAGGCTTCATTAACACCAGTAAATTTAAAGATTTTTACCAGAAAATCTTTAAATGAGTCGTCTCGTGGACCATAGTATACTTTTTGTATAGTTTCCATCTTTATTTTAGGGTAAATTTTACGTGTACAATTCAATTTTATTATTTTATGGTTGAATATCCATAAAATAATTGAAACATTAAACCTCTTTTCTTGCCTCGTTGATAACCTTCATTTCATCCATTAACTCTTCGGTTGTTATATCAGTATCTTCAAGGTCGATATTGTTCCCTTTGAAGGTAACATTTTTAGCCTTTAAAGTCTCCTTAATTCTGTTGAACAAAGTTTTCGAATTTGGGCTGCACTTAAAGTCCAATAGAACCACCATTTGAGGAAAATGCGTCTTCTCAAATTTAAGCTTGCGTTCAGTATAATCGTTTTGGGCTCTGATGGTAAAGTACGGATAGTAGTCGGGGTCGTTACGTTTTATAAGAAAATTTTTTTGGAGGATCCAAAAATTTCCCATTTTTTTATTTTATGGTCAATATTACCTTCAGCTTCCAAGAAAGTGGTTACTACCCACTAGCCAATTTTATGCTTGTAATAAGCATAAAATTGAAAACTTGAAATTTTTCCCACTACCAACCTAGGATTTGAAAAAGTACCTAGTGCCAATTGACATATTTTGGACTATGCTACCGTCATTTGAGTTGACCCCACTCATATCGAGCCAAATTTACAAGGGTAACTTGTTATTCAGATATCCTTGAAGACTATATGTGTTGACGCCTAAAAGAACCATAAATATGAAACCCAAGAAAATATTGCCAAAAATAAAGTTTCGAGAACCTTTAAAAATCGGAATCATAATTATGATCACCAAGAAAGCTATAACCAAATAATTTTTCTTCAAGTCAAACTTGTCGGATGGAGATGGTGGTTTTGGACCAGGACCTGGTACTGGTGCGGGTGGACCTGGCACTGGTGGAACAGGAGTTGGTTTAGGTGGAACAGGAGTTGGTTTAGGTGGAACTGGAGTTGGTTTAGGTGGAACTGGAGTTGGTTTAGGTGTGGGCATAGGTGGGACAGGTTTTGGAGCTGGTGCAGGACCTGGCCCTGGGGTTGGTGGTGTTGGAATAGGAGGTTGTGGTGTTGGAATAGGAGTTGGTGGTGTCGGTTGTGGGGGGGTAGGTATTGGAGGAGCTGGAGTCGGTTGTGGTGGTTTTGGAGGTTCAGGTTTGAACACACAATTGACATCGTTTTTTATGTTATCTATGGTTACATCTCTATCTTTGATAATGTTATAGATGACATCGCAGAAGTTGGACGGGCAAGTTGGGTTTTCCACTTCGGTTGTCTGAAGATATGACTGTGGGTTAGCACAAGGCGTGAACCAACAACCATCATTGATAACTTTTCCAACTTTAAGGCTACGATATACCTCATTTTGAGCTCGATTGACACATTTGCAGTCTGGTGTATTGTTGACCGCGCAATAATTTTGAACAACAGTGTCTTGCACACCTTTAGATTGTTGGTTAAACCAACCACGACACAGTTCTCCATCTTTTCCGGTCGATTTTAACCTGGAACATTTAGTCATGTTTTTTCCGGTATCTGGGTCAATAACACACGTGTCTGAAGATTGTTGGCAATAGTTGGCTACAATAGCATTAAAGTCGCCAGTAGTTCCAAATTTTTGTTTGAAACTGTCAATCTGATCCAATGTGTTAATTTTGTTTACGTCAAATATACATTGAAGATTGGGTCCTTTACCATTCCAGGTAAC